CAATCAACCAAACTAAGTGTTAAAGAACTTCAAACAGTTCTTAATGATCTACCATTTGAAATGGAGGATCGAAGTGTTACCGAGGGTGACGATTTTTACAGATTATATACAAAGTTCTACAATGTAATTGAACAGACTGATTATAAAGTTGATATCGTAGATTGTCTCTCTGCATTACATAGAGTAATGGAAGATTTAGAGATGTATTCTTAATTAAGGAGGTTAATCGTTATGCAAATTGAATCAAACTGCGGAAACTTAGTTATTAACTACTATCCCGCAAAATCATGGTTAACTAATAACCTAATTCCAGATCTTAACCTAAAAGTTGTTACAAACTATGGTAAGACAATGTATAAAGTTCTTATGAACGATTACGCAGTTGGAAATGATATAATCTCTAAGAACGATTCGGGTCTTTATAATATTACTGACAACACAAAAGGTTGTCCACAATTTGTTAACCAATCCGAGGAAACTTCCAATGACTAAATCTCAAGAAATGACTACAATCACAATGAATGAGGATCAATGGAGGACTGTAATTGATGCAGTAAATGATAAGTATCCTGATAGTGATTGCATGGACATTCTTATCAACAATGTTAAGTATTTCCCTGCATTTCTTAAGAAAGAGGAGGGTTAATCGTGATGAAAACAATAACATTTACTAATGAAGAGTTTGTTGCAATTAGTGGTATAATTGCAGACAGATTGAATACATTTAAGAAGAATATTGCAAGTAAACCTGATCGTGATCCCGAATTTAATGATATTACTAATTACATTACTTATGATCTTTATTGTAAACTTCAGGAGGTTAATTAACATGAATAGTGTACAAGAATTCATTGATTATGTGTGGAGTTTCTATAATCCACGTTCTGATCTTTATCCGATTAAGTTGTTAACTAAGAATGATGTTGTCAATGCGTTTAATACTTATATTGAGAGAATTGAAGGAGATGATGTAAAATATGACATTTATTCGTGGGGTGATGGTGATAGTTTAGATCGTGAAAGAGTCAGAGATATTATACTTGAAAACCCCAAATTTCCATTTAATTGGTGATGATTAGTTTAACACAGTTTTTATTAGATAGTGGATAGGATTACGATTCTTTCGTTAATACTCTCCTTTACCTATTCTCTCTTGTTATTTGTATCATTTCGAGGTCAACGCCGCAGATTTTTATAACACTTAAGAACTCTAATCGTTCAGACCATCTTTACATTTAATCCACCCAATTCTCCTTTTTATTATGTCAATTAACTTTGAATGTTCTGGTAAAGAATACACAATGACTATCGCACCTAAAGATAACATAAGGGATGAAAGTTCCCCTTCTTGGTTTACAAAGTATAGTCCAGAAAGACAGTTGGAAATTTATAACGAAATCTGTCAATATCTCACAGAATATGAATAGAAACCACCATAAATATAGTGATTTGATTGACAAAGACTCGTTAATATTCTATAATTAAATTAACTCTTTCCCTCTGCAATCTTCTTCCAATGACTAACACAATCACACCGCATGTTACAAGATATCGTGTTACTTTAGATTTTACAGTTGATGATAGTAACTGTGTCCCACCAAGTAATTGGAAATGGGGTGAACTTTTACAGTTAAAAAGTGGAGAACGTGTTAAGGATGTATATGTAGAGAACTTAGGACAAATTGCGAAAAGAAGTAATAAGAATGGGAGGGGTAATCGTGGAAAGAAGTAATAACCAAACAAAAGAAGTTCGTGAAACAACTAAACATTTTATCGAACGATTATCTGATGGAGATGATATCGAAGAACAACAAGGTTATGATGGTTATGTAATAGATTACCCATTAGATTACGATCCTTAGTTATCAACAACCTGTGGAAAACTTCATCTTCTCATTATTAAACAACAAACCTAATTTCATGTCCTCATCTACACCTTATGCACCCGTATTTACTCGTGAAGAGTTATCATTACTGAAACTCTTAGTTATACAAGAACTTGAAGAATACAAGGATCAAAGTGATACAAATGAAAGGGGTAATATCTACTCTATTTGTAAACAACTTGTGAACAAGTTATCAACAGTTAAGGAGACAACTTATGGTCGCAAAAGTGTTGATAAAGAATATGAAATTGCAAACATGTTCTATCAAGAAACCTTAGAGAATATGGGTATTGAAAATCCACCTAACCTATCAGATTAACATGACTATGTTACTATTAATGGATGCAAGTGTACTCTCTACGATTATACTTAGTTTCGTGTATTTGAGTATTGATATTATCAACAATACACGATAGTTTTCCACAGTTATCTAACAAATAGTGGAAAAAGTACAATCATTTTAAATGTATTAAAAAACATATATGTGTTGTTTATTTCGTTTACTTAATTCGATAGATTAGGGGTTCTTAAATGTTACTCAGAGTCGTTATCTTTGCGGGCATTCTATCACAAACGCTCGGAAATGTCAAGGAGGTTCGATATAAGTTATGAGACCCTTATAATCGATTCTGAGTGAAGCAAATACTTGCACGATTACCCGCATTATGTTATAATAACTCTGTAGAGGTTGATAAACACTTAGTCTAACATACTTTAAACCTTATATGAAGCAATAAAGGACAGTTCAATTAGTGTCACATGATTTCCCCATTATGTGATAAGATCGTGTATTATAAGAAAGTAATACAAACCGACCTAAATGAGAAAGATTGAAAGTGAAATGAATCGTGCAGTAATTAACCGCACTAATTGGAGCAAATCAAACACAACAGTTTGCTACAATGAGAACACAAATTGTTCCACTATCTCTCTACATGGTCATCAAATTGCAACTGTTGACTTTAACACTAATGCAGTCAAATTAGACTCATGTGGTTATGAAACAGTGACGACAAAAAGTCGTCTTAATGCTTTACTTAACGAAGTAATGTATGGTGCAAAAGTATTTCAAAAGAATTGGAATTGGTTCGTACAAATGTATAACCAAACCGAGTCATTTACCGATGGTATGATACTATTAGACCACGGTAATCGTCTTGAGGTTTGTTAAGCATTCGTCCTTCTAATCATCAATCCTTCGTTATCACTTTACATCATGCAATTACCTTCCAATTTGAGTAACTTAACAAGATTAGATTTGGAGATCTTGGATACACAAAACAAGATCAAATATGTGAGACTACCTGTTAGAAACCCTCGCAAGTCTGAACTCTATTTTACACAAACTAAAGGGGTCAGAACTAACACAAACCGAGGGAAGATTAACACCAAGTCTGCTACACTTATCTAACACAATATGAGGAGAGTTGTTGACACTCTCCTTTTTTAATGTTATAATATAAAGTATAAACAACTGTGTGGACACTATGTAACACTTTGATTATGATATTATGTGAGGGTTAGAGCAGCAAATGTGCAGTTATTTGTTGTCCTTATGTTAAGCGCGGTGATCGCGATGTCGGCTTAAGCCTTGATAGAGACCCTAACCTACAACGAACCGAAAACGAGAGCCATATATAAAAAGATTCCAAATTTTTTTCAGGTATAAAAAAGATGACCAAGGTTGATATAGAATGGCAGGATCAGTTTGGTCATTGGAAACATCTTGTGACTAAACATAATGAGAGAGATGCATTTAGGTCAGCACAAGCAAGAGCGAAGTCTACAGGTAAGAGACATAGGTTAATGAGTGAAGGTACTCTTCTTGATATACTTGAACCATGAGTTTAGACTTTTGGTTTCCTACTGTTATATACAGACATGACCTTACTCCACCTAAAGATGTAGAGAGTGGAATAAAAAAATATTTTGATGATTTAACTGAAAAATTATCCCATATAAAAAATAAACCTACGGGTGTAACGGGTGATGTCATTAACGAGTATAAGTTATATGATCATCCGTCTTTTTCATGGCTTAATAATGAAGTAGGGTTTCACTGTCAAAGGTATATTGAATCATTAGGTGGAGATATAAGTAAGTATAGGATAAGTGCAAGTAAGTCATGGCCAGTTATTTGTTATAACGGCGGCGTGATCAAGAGACATAATCATAGAAATAGTTGTTTAAGTGCAGTTTACTATGTTCAATCACCTACTGATACAAGTGGTTATATAAAGTTTATTGCAAGTCATAGTGAAATGGACTTCTTACCTCTTTCATATAAGAAGTGTGAGTTTATTAATTCGACTGAAGCGATATATAAACCTGTGGAAAAACGATTAATCATATTTCCTTCTTCATTAATGCACGAAGTATTACCTTATATGGGTGAACAGTTGAGATACTCAGTATCATATGATATAATGGTTACAGTACAAGATGATGTTAATGTCGAACATTGTATTACCGACCCGACTACATGGCGTGATTTACTATAATGGAATTTGATTATCTTGATCCCGCTAACTTTGGTGTTGTACAGACTCGACTTAGTGATGAACAACAAGAGTTAGTATGGAAATTACTTAAGAAGTATTCTCCTGAAAGCGCAGAGTGGAGTGGTAATACATTATTACATGTAGATACTAATATGAAACAGTGGTCTATTACAGATGAAGATAATGTATTTGAGAATACTATTCTTCGTCCCGTAGCAGACGCATATTTTCAACGGTATGGTTTACCCAAAACACCTAAAACAACTAAGAATCATGGTATTTGTTTTAATCGGTTTTGGTGTAGAGCAAGTACAAGACATGACTACCAAAGTTTACACGATCATAAAGGTATATTCACGTTTGTTATATGGATGAAGATACCTGTTAATAGTAAACTTGAACGTGCAGACCAAGGTGGGTTCCGTCCTGAGGCAGGTGAAGTTTGTTTGACATATATTGATACTCTTGGTACAATACAGAAGATGAACTTTAGTCTGTGTCCTCAGTGTAATGGACAAATGATTCTATTCCCAAGCGAAATGAATCATGTAGTATGGCCACATCATTCAACTGATGAGTGGCGTATATCTGTTGCAGGTGATATCTCATTTAATAGTGATGAGATATACGATAAAATAGACGCAGCACCTGATCCTTCAGTTGAAAGAGAAGTAAATTCCGACTTTAAAACCAATGAGTGAAGACACCTTTGTAATATGTGATACGGATCTCCGTATTGATCTTATCGATTTAGTTCAATCCAGAACATACTTTCAAAAGATTGACTTGACTGATGAACAGATCGATCTTTTAGCGTGGAAATTAAAGCACACATTAACGTGGGATTTCCTATTTGGTCAAGTTGATACCGCAATCTGGGACTTCTGTGACAAATATGATATAGATACTGATGAAAAGAATGATCCACGACCCCACTACGGAGAAACTGCAGGAGATGAACCAGCCAAATCCTTTGAAGAAGAAAGGAAGCGTATAGCAAAGGCTAAGAAAGAGTTCGAGAAGAACTTTGAAATGGTAGATTTAGAAGGTGGTTCGTGGACTATTCAAGTACCCCGAAGAAAAACCGATGCATAGAGAACTAACTTTTCACGTATATACAAAAAATAACGGAGATAGAGTAGTCGCTCACAATTTAAACTTTGAACAATTGGAAGATTTGGTGTATAATGGTACTATAGATTTAAATAAACATGAAGTTGTTCCTATTAAAGGAGAAACTTATGAAATTGAAGCATCATATTAATGGATCATCCTTTAGATCATCTTGAAAATTACCTTTCAGACTGGATTTCACAACTAAGTACACCTTATGATGATGGTTCTTACTCTGGAGTAACTTGTCCTTATGCAAAAACAGCAAGACAAAAAGTTGTTAAAGTATATAATTATACTGATGTGTATGAGTTTTGGTCTATTGTTAGTTCCGAATGTAATTCTTTTGATGACCATCTTGATATTGTAGTAATTGCAGCTGCGTCAAACAAAAGAATTATCAGTCCAGAACAGATGGGCGGTAGTGTTGACGCATTAAACAGTTTTTTAAACACACAAAATAAAGATTTGTGGTTGTTAACTTCAATTGACGAGCATTTTACAATGTGTATGATCCAAAGAATTACTGATTTGGATGATGAAGGTAAAGTAATGGAAGAAAAAGGATATTATACAAAGAGATATAGTGAGTATGCTAAAAATAAATTAGTTACTTTGCGTAGAAAATTACGGGAAAAGTTAAAATGAGATCTATCGACCTTCCCAATCTGGGTTTAATTGAATATACCCTTACAGAGGAGCAATTAAACCATGTATATTCGCTAATTAAAAAAACATCTCCCGATGGATATGAGTGGGAGGCAAATGAAATCACTAAAATTAACGAGTTACGTCAACAATGGGGATTATTAGACGAGAAAAATAAATTTCAAAATGAAATTTTACAACCAATGGTGGATACTTACCTTGTAAAGTATGGTTTGCCGTTTTTAAAAAATACAACACACCAACATGGGTTCACTTTTCAGCGATGGTGGGCTAATGTAACTACAACAGGACAGTATCAAGCTCTACATAATCACGATTCAGTCTTCTCTTTTGTACTTTGGGTTAATATTCCCTATCATACTGATGATGAACGAGCAATTAAAGGACAAATGCGTCCAGAGACGGGCGATTTTATGTTATTGTATCAAGATATTTTAGGAAGACAACGAAAAAGAGGTATTCATCTAACTCCAAATGACAATGGAAAGATAGTTTTGTTCCCAAGTCAACTAATGCACGCTGTTTATCCTCATTTTACAACGGATAAACCTCGAATTTCGGTTGCAGGAGACATTTCTATAAGTAGTCATAGTGTTCAAGGTCCAATTAACGGACAAATGATCGAATCTCAACTTTCCCATCTTGTAGATTCGGATGAAAAGAACAGATTATTGCATCTTAATTCCCAAGAATACATTGTAAAAGATCGAGAGATGAAAATACAGCATGGAATTACGAAATTTGACACTCCCTAATTGGGGAATTTACCAAATTGACTTAGATCAACCAGAAATTGATCATTTATATAAAATTATTGCGAATTATTCTCCCAAAGGATACAAATTTGAGGGGAATAAAATCATTTCTATCGACCCCGATGTAAAAACACATGCATGGGGTCTATTTGATGATGGAAATGTGTTTCAAGAGAAGGTTTTAAACCAAGCTGTTACCAAATATTTCCAAGAATACGGAATTCCGTGGTGGCCGAACGGCACACACTCCCACGGATTCACTTTTCAACGATTTTGGTGTAATGTTACGACTACTGGACAGTATCAAGCAGCTCATAATCATGATTCTGTACTCTCTTTTGTGATTTGGCTCAATATTCCACATGATACGGATGAAGAAAAGCTAATAATGGATGGTATGCATCCCGAAGCAGGTGATTTCTTGTTTATGTACACTGATATGCTCGGAAAAATACGCAGAAAGAACATTCATCTCAATAAAAGTTACAGTGGAACGATGATGTTGTTCCCAAGTGAGATTCATCATGCTGTTTATCCACATTTTTCGACAAATGAACCAAGAATTAGCCTTTCTGGTGATGTTTCAATGGATAGTTTGACAAATTATGGTGCAATGAACAATGCATGTTCAATTCATGATCCAAAATTGAAGAGATTTACTGATTTTAACTCTCAAGAACGTATGGTTAGGGATCCTATGTTTGAATTTCTTAGTTCTGAAGAGAAAGATGTGTTATTCAGATCATTTTTTGAATCTGAGAGTCATCAACATACATAGAGAACAAAAATACTACATAAACTTAGTTGCAATAGGTATATGAACGTAGAACTTGATTCTAATCAAGTAGAGTTGATTTTTGAAGCTGTTCAGTATAGAATAGAAAATGATAATCACTTGATGTACCATCCTGCTACAAGAACTGATTATGAAGATTTAATGGCGATGATCGAAGATGAATACTTATAACGTCTATATTGGTGAGAAGCTTCTAATAGAAGATTGTCCAGAAATAGACCTCAAACATAAATTAGAGTTTATTCGTGCATACTTTACACACTATCCAGAAGATGAGTTGCGTAAAGAAGAGATATTAGTCAAGAAGAACAACTCTAAATAAATTAACACTATGGACAATTTGATTTGACCGTGGTATACTAATCATGTAACTTGTACAACGTTATGGCTAAAGGATTTACAGTTAAGGCAAACGCCCCTAAAACAAAGAAAGTAGAGGACGATTTTGATCTTGCAGCAGCAAAGGAAATACTCAAAGGTAAAAGTATAGTCTTTTGTCTGCCAGGTCGAGGAGTCTCATATATTTTTCTCAAAGCATTTGTTCAATTGTGCTTTGACTTAGTTCAGAATGGATCATCCATTCAGATCTCCCAAGATTATTCATCAATGGTTAACTTTGCACGATGCAAGTGCCTTGGTGCAAACGTATTACGTGGTCCTGATCAGATTCCTTGGGACGGAAAACTTAAGTATGATTTCCAATTATGGATTGACTCTGATATAGTATTTGATACCGAGAAGTTCTATCGTCTTGCATGGATGCAAAAAGATATTGCTGCTGGTTGGTATTGTACTGAAGACGGAAAGACAACATCGGTTGCTCACTGGTTAGAAGAAGATGATTTCGCAAAGAATGGCGGTGTCATGAATCATGAAACAGTTGAGTCTATCTCTCGTCGTCGCAAACCTTTCACAGTGGATTACACAGGATTTGGATGGCTTCTGATTAAGAACGGAGTCTTTGAGAATAAAGAGATGAAGTATCCTTGGTTTGCTCCGAAGATGCAAGTCTTTGAATCGGGTGATGTTCAGGACATGTGCGGAGAAGACGTTTCATTCTGTCTTGATGCTAAGGAAGCAGGATATGAAATTTGGTGTGATCCAAAGATTCGTGTAGGACATGAGAAGACGAGGATTATCTAATGGAACAACTCTACAGGGTTTGTGAACTTGCTACCAATGGTTGGGATATGATCGACAAAAGGGTTGACCATCACCTAACCAAGGAGCAGGCTCAGGAACGGTTGAATCATTATATTGGGGAAGGATATTCCCCTCAGAGGTTAAGGGCTTTTCCAGAAGATTAATTTCTACCGCAAAAACGCAAATCGCGGCGCGTAAACCGCGAAAATAACTTAAAGGAGATAAATAGATGGCAGTGAGGAAGATTTCTAAGGATGGATCCTCTATGGTAGAGGCAACACCGAAGAAAACACGACAAGGGCAGGGTAAATTAACTAAATACTCCGCTACATCGCGTAATCACGCACGAAAACGATACAGGGGGCAAGGTTAACATGGCTGATTCAGATCCAAGATTAGCACCACATAATGTAAATACCGTTGGTGGTGGTAGTGGGAATGTAAAAGGTCAGTACGACGTGTCACAACAAGCACGTAAGAAGAGTGCTGCTAATTCAAACAATACTCAATCACCTTTAGCGGCTGGGTAATGGAATTGAAAAAACCATTGATGCATGTTAGGCTGCATCAACTCGGATTCTTCTGGTGGGATCCAAGGATAGATCCCAGAGAACCAGAATATTGGGGCCCCGATGGGGGCCTCTTTTTTTATGCTATAAATAGATATTGATGATTTAACCTTTATTTTATTAAGGAATATGACCGAAGAAGTTAAAGATATCGATTATAGATCACCTTTCTTGAAAGGAATGATCGAAGAAGAGCCTGAAAAAGACTCTTTATTGCGTGAAGTCGTTGGTGATTTCTTAAATGACACCAAAAGACGTACTAATCTTCAAGAAAGCGAGCTAAATATAGACATCAAGTAGATTACTATGGCTCTGATAGACCGATCAAGAAATAGGTCTCGAAAATTTCGAGATATAAGCTTGTCATTTGTAAAACATCCAGTAACTAACGACATCGGAACCTTTTCTGATGAAGATGCCGTTCGTAGATCTGTAACTAATTTGGTTAGAACCAGATTGGGAGAAAGGTTTTATAATGATTTGATCGGTACTCAAGTAGAGGATTCGTTATTTGAAATGCAAAGTCCAGATATGGCAGAAGTCATAGAGGACGATATTCTGTTATTACTTGAAAACTTTGAATTACGTGTCACTAACGTACAAGTCATCGTGAAATATCCTGCGGATACAAATGAGTTAATCGTTCAAATTGCATACGATATTACTGGTTTATCATTTCCGGCACAACAGGTAGAGTTCATTCTTCAATCAACGAGAGTATAATGTCTTTCAATCAGTTTACTAATTTAGATTTCGCTGATCTTCGAGCACAAATAAAAGATTATTTGCGAACAAATAGTGATTTTACAGATTTTGACTTTGAAGGGTCTAACTTTTCTGTTCTAATTGACTTGTTAGCTTATAACTCTTACATTACTGCCTACAACACTAACATGGCAGTTAATGAATGTTTCCTTGATAGTGCAACTTTAAGAGAAAACGTTGTTGCTCTTGCAAGAAATATTGGTTATGTACCAAGATCAACCAGATCTTCTAAGGCAGTAGTTAATTTTAGTGTAAACTTGGGTAATAATGATACCAGAGTTGTTATTTTAAAGGCTGGACAAGTTGCTTTAGGTAATCAAGAGGGTGGACAGTACATTTTCTCCATTCCAGATGACTTTATTGCTACTGTAGATGATAATTCACAAGCACTATTCAATAATTTGTCTGTTTATGAAGGAGTATACCTAACTAAGACCTTCACAATAGACTATTCTCTACCAAATCAACGTTTCATCCTTCCAAACCCATCAATTGACACTACTTCTATTCGGGTTACGGTCGAATCTACAACAAAAGAGATATATTCACTATATGATAACATCTTAAGGGTTGATGCTACCTCTAAATTGTTCTTAATTCAAGAAATTGAAGATGAACAATATGAAATACTCTTTGGAGATGGAATTTTAGGTAAAAAACCTCCTGCAGGAGCAACGGTAACTGTAAGTTACATTGTAACTAACGGTCCTCTTGCAAATGGAGCTTCAAATTTCAGTTTCATCGGTATTTTGAAGGATGACACTGATTTAACTCTTACTCAAGGTATTTCTCTCTTAACCACAGTTGATTCTGCTGGAAATGGAGATAATGTTGAAGATATCTCTTCAATCAAATATCTGGCACCCCGTATATACGCTGCACAGTACCGTGCAGTAACCGCAAACGACTATAAGGGTATCATTCCATATGTTTATCCTAACGTCGAGTCTGTGACCGCCTACGGAGGGGAAGAACTTGATCCTCCTGAGTATGGAAAGGTGTTTATATCAATTAAACCAAGAAATGGTTCATTCTTATCGCAAATTACGAAGGATGACATTTCTACTCAATTAAAACAGTATTCTATTGCTGGAATTAAACCAGAAATTATTGACCTCAAGTATCTTTACGTTGAAGTTGATTCTTCCGTCTATTATAACACTAACGCAGTCTCTGATGCTACAGAATTGAGAACTGCTGTATTAAAGACGTTGACGACTTATGCACAATCAACTGATCTTAATGCTTTTGGTGGTAGATTTAAATATAGTAAAGTTGTTGGTCTTATTGACGACTCTGCAAGGGGTGTTACTTCCAACATCACTAAAGTTAAGATGAGAAGGGATATAACACCTGAGATTAACACGTTTGCTACATATGAACTTTGTTATGGTAATGGGTTCTATCAACAATGTGATGGATATGGAATAAGATCCACTGGATTCACTGTAAGTAATATAAGTGGAACCATTTATCTTGGAGACGTTCCAATAACTGGATCTACAACTGGAAAAATAGTATTCTTTAAACTTGAAAACAATTTACCTTTAATTGTTAAAAACGATGCTGGAACAATTGACTATAAGAAAGGAGAGATTGTTTTGGATGTGGTAAATATAACAGGTACTTCTTTGGCGAATGGAACCATTCAGATCGAAGGAAGTCCTCAATCGAACGATATCATTGCTCTGAAAGATCTTTATCTTCAGTTGGCCGTTCAAAACAGTAACGTGGTTGCTATCCCAGACGTTGTTTCTTCTGGTGAAAATACATCTGCTACCGCATACGTTACTACTTCCAGTTACACAAGCGGAACAAAGTATACAAGATAAATGACCGATATTAAAAAGGTAAAAGTATCTCATATTATTGAGTCGCAAATTCCTGAGTTCTTAAATCAGGAATCGCCTTTGTTCGAGGAATTTCTGAAGCAGTATTATATTTCACAGGAACATCAATCTGGTGTTACTGATATTGCTACTAATCTTACCGATTACAGACAAATTGGTGCATTTAATTATGAGACATTAGTACCTGGCACTCTTTTAACAAAGAAAGTTCTTGCTGGTAGTGGTACTATTAATGTTGCCTCTACTACAGGTTGGCCAGACACATATGGTCTCCTTAAGATTGATAATGAAATAATCACTTATAAGACAAAGACTGCAACACAATTTCTTGGGTGTTCAAGAGGTTTTAGTGGTATTGACCAAATCTCTAAAGAAGATAATGCAGAGTTTCTAAACTTTGCTATTACTGATGCTGATACTCATGCTCTTGGAACCACTGTATATAATTTAAGTAACCTATTCTTACAGTCATTCTTTACCAGATATAAAGAAGAATTTCTGCCTGGATTTGAGAATAGAACTTTTACCACTGGAACATCAATCACTAATGTTCTGACAAGGGCAAAAGACTTCTATATGTCGAAGGGAACTGATGCTTCGTATCAGATTCTTTTCAAACTTCTTTATGGTAAAGAGATTGAACTGATTAAACCAATTGATCAGACAATATCTCCATCATCTAACGTATATTTTCAAACTAAACATATACTTGTTGAGAATTTATTTGGTGGTACACCATTAGATTCAGTTGGTAATTTCTTATATCAAGATATTGCTGGAATTGGTACTGTAAGTGCTTCGATCTATAACGTAGAATATAGACCAATTGCGAATAAGGATTTCTACGAAATATCACTTGACTCTACTTCTTTTGATGGATCTTTCCAGATACCAGGCAAAACAAAAACTCTTGAAGCAACATCTCAGAATTCAACATCTCTTGTTGTAGACTCTACAGTTGGATTTGGTAAAACTGGTAGTCTTTTGATTAAACCAAGTGCTGAATCGAACTTCCTCTCAGTTTCTTATACAGATAAGACTGTTAACCAGTTTCTTGGAGTAACAGGAATTTCAACAGATATGTCCTTTGCAGCGGATATATTTGAAAATAAATTAGCATATGCTTATGCTGGATTTGGACAAACATCATTACTGCAATTTAGACTTGTAAACGTTATTGATTCTGTCGATACGACTGATACATCGAATATGATGATCGGTGACAGTATGAAGTTACATTCATTTGGTCAAGATCTTGCAGATAGTCCAAAATTTAATAACTGGATCTATAATATTCCGTCAACTCATGATATCTTTAGGTTTAGTCAGGTTAACGTAAACACATATAGAATTAACTTGTATGATGCTGTTACTTTCTATATTGATGAACAATTAATAATATCCGATCAATACAACAATACTTCAACTGTCACTATTAAGGACATTGAGTATGGAGCTACAAATATTCAGAAGAAGTTCTCAGATACTATTGTTGTACAGGCTGCCACAATACCTCCAAACACTCCTGTAAAGATTCAGAAGAAGGTTATTAAGGCTTCTCATAATTCCAACTACTTTACTGGTGTTGATGAATATCCAGTTGGTATTCAGAACAGTTATCTTGATTCTGATGAGAAGAGTTTTTATGTAACATCATCTGGTTTACCTAACTACCCTGTTTTTGCTACAGATAACAAGGTATGGGTGAAATCTTCTGATGTACAAGTTACAGATGGTACAGGAACTCCTATTTTAGGTGGTGGATACACATATACTATCAAATCCATTGACCCTGCATCTAATGCTCTCCTAAAACACAATTATGTAACAGGAGATAAGATATATTGGGACAATACAACTCTAAGTGGAATTCAAACTGGTATTTACTTCGTTACCAGTGTAAACCAGACTGAATTTTTGCTTTCATATAGTGGATCTGATGTATTCGCTAAGAAGTATGTTGCTGTCAAGACAAATACTACAGGACAGTACATATACAAGTCTGGTTGGGAGAATAAAACACTTAAAAACCAAAAGATTTTACGTAAGTTCAATTATGTAAAAGAAAAGAACTATTTTGATGATCCTAATAAGAGAAAGATTGATAATAGAGCGATAGGACTCATGGCTAATGGTGTGGAATTGTTCCCACCAACAGTTCTTGATGAACAGATCTTCTTTGGTGATATTCAGGGTATTGAAGTAACAAATTCTGGTAAGGATTACGATGTTATTACTGGACCTCCTCTAATAATTAATGATCAGAATGGAACTGGTGCTGTTGGGTATGCTAACGTTGTTGGATCCTTTAAAGAAGTAAAATTAGTCACGCCAGGAATTGGATATCAAGAGAAACCAAAGATATCAGTAACGGGCGGTAATGGTACTGGTGCTGTATTGGAATCTAACTTTGTTAGAGGAAGAATCATTGCCAATTTCAAGGCAGATGGTACTTCTGTAAACACTTCTTCCGATACTATTGATTTTGAAGATAGACATAATTTTGAATTGGGTGAAGGAGTCATTTATGATTCCAGAACTAACCCTAATGTTGGTAATATCGTAAGTGGATCAACATATTTCATTAATCCAGTAAGTGATAAGATTGTTAAGTTACATTTGACTCCAGAAGATGCAATTGCTGGAATTAATACGATTAACATTGGATCTGTTAGTTATGGTTTCCATAGATTAACTACTACTGCGTCTAAAAACACAATAACTAAGGTTTATGTAAAAGAGCCTGGATCTGGATATTCAAACAAGAAAATAATTGTTCCTGGCAGACCAGTTAATGGCGATACACAGTCTGGTATTAGTACATCCGATGATTATGTCTTTGCACCTAATCATAACTTCCAGAGTGGAGAAATAGTTCAGTATAGAACTACTGGAACTGTTGTTAATGGATTAACTACTACCACAGAGTATAAAGTTGGTAAGATAGACAGTAATAAGTTCAGATTATATGATATTGGAATTGGAACTCAAAAAACTCCAGAAAATTACGATAAGAAAAGAACTCAAACTCTACGTGGAGTAGGAACTGGTAAACATACCATACAGTATCCACCTATTGTTGTTTCTATTGAAGCTCTTTCTGGTATTGGTGCTACAACCATTATTGAACCTGTTTTAAGTCCAAAAGTACTTGGAAGTATAGAAAGTGTCTATTTGGAAGACGGTGGTATTGGATATGGATGTACAAATATTCTTGATTTCCATAGAAGACCAGATGTTGGTATTTCTACAGTTGTTTTCCAATCATTATTGAAACCAATCATTATTGATGGTTCTATTGTTGATGTTCAGATACTTGCAGCTGGTAGTGGATATAGAGAAGACTCGGATATTGTAGTTTATAGTCCAAAAGGTAGTTTTGCTGATATTCAACCGATTATTGCTAATAATAAAATTACTGGTGTAAAAATACTTGATGGTGGTGTAGGATATGGGTCAAGTGATACAACTTTAACATTACAGAACAGAGGTATTTCTGCAAAGTTCATTGCTGACGTTCGTGAGTGGAAAATTAACCAAGTTGACAAGAATGAAGATATTATTAGTAGAGAAGACTCTATTTTAATCAAACCAAGTAATAACCCAGAGTTTCAACTTCAAACTATATCGATGTATCCTCCACAAAAGTTGAGATATCAACTTGGAGATAATCTTGATCCAGGCAACTTAGAATTATCAGCAAATGCTGTCCATTCTCCTATTTTGGGATATGCTTATGATGGTAACCCCATATATGGCCCTTATGGTTATCAATCACCGACTGGTGGTAGTGTTGTAAGACTTAAGAGTGGATATATTCTCGATAATACGTCTAAGGTCGGTCTGAGACCGCCTGGGTACTCTTTGGGATCGTTTATTAACGATTACATGTTTGATAACTCTGGTGATTTGGATGAATATGGTGGAAGATACTGTATTACTCCTCAATTCCCTGATGGAACATATGCATACTTCTATAGTATCGATGTTGACTCAAGTGGAGTTGCTGAACCTAAGTATCCATACATTATGGGAACAAGGTTCAAGGATCTTCCAATTGAAGAGAATTTCATTACCTTCTTTAACCAAGATTCTGATCTTATTGCTAAACAGTTCACAAGAAACATTGGTCCATACTATTTGTCATACGGAAACTCCGATTATGACCTAATTGACAAAGTTGATGATAATTACAAACAATCATTTGATGTTACTAAGACTAAAACCTCTGGTATTTCTTCTGTAACCATTTTTGCAAGAGGAACTGGATATAAAGTTAATGATAGTCTAAAATTAGATAATAGTGGTACTGATGGTACTGGTACTAATATTGTTGTTTCGGAAGTTCTTGGAGAAGAGGTCAGTACTCTACAAATTGGTGTAACTACTTTTGTTAGTACCGATTTGATGTTGGAGAACAACAAAATTGTTGCTATATCGACAATTCCACATGAAATTGCTAATGGAGAGATTGTTTACCTTTCTGGTATCTCTACATCACAATTTACTCCATTTAATGGACAACAAAAAGTAGAAGTTTTAACAAGAGCAGTTGGTTTATCTACTAATCTTGCTAATGTCTCATCTACTGGTATAACGACTTATATTGACGTAACTGATACAAGAGGATTCAATGTAAGTGATGTTATTGGTATTGGAACCGAAACTATGACGGTTATTGAGGTAGATACCAAGTTTTCGAGATTAAGAGTTAATAGAGAGTATTATGTTGGTATTGCAGTAACTCATGCAGCAGGAACTGATAATATTGTTCTAAAACCGACTAAATTCTCATTTGATTTAGGTAATCAAAATGTTAGTTACCTTTCTTTCCAAAATTACACTAAATTCTTCAATCCTACTGAAACAGTCGGTGTTGGATCAACAGGAACTCATTATAGGATAGTTTCTACTGGTCTTGCTACTGCATTGACAGAAACCATCGAAAATAGGTTTGTAGAAGAGAGATCTCTCTACTTGCCAGGTCATACTTACTTTACTGGTCAAAAATTGATCTATAATGTAGGTGTTGGTGGATCATCTCTTGTTTGGAGTCCTACAGGGGCTGGTTCTACTTCAGGTATCGGTACTGAATGGTTTGGTGATGAAAGAGAATTATATGCTGTAAATTTAGGGAAAGATCGTCTTGGATTATCTACTGTTGGATTCCCGTCTGCTTCTGATGCAGTATGGTTCTATAATCTATCATCTGTAGTTGGAATCGCACATTCATTAAGAACTACGTTCCCAAGAGTTAATAGTACAGTTGAAAGGTTCTTTGGTAGAGTTGTTACTAAGACTAATCACAATCTTCAGAGTAATGATGTTATTACACTTGATGTTATACCTACAGAAACGGAAGAAGTTGTTTTACGTTATGATCCAGTATTAGCAAAGATTACTACTGAAAAGGTTTCCTTTACACAAGCAGAGGTTACTGCAGATTTAACTGCCATTGCAATTACTAATGATACCTTCCAAAACGGTGATAAAGTTGTTTATTACGCTAATGGAAATACGATTGCTGGATTGGTAGATAATGAGACATATTTCATATTGAGAGAAGATCCAGTTAACATTAAACTTTGTAAGCATAAATCAGATGTTAAAGATGCTAAGATTGTAACAATTACATCGGTTGCTACTGGTACATATTATCTTGCAAGAATTAATCCTGCATTAAACTTTACTACAGGAAATCTTATATCATTTGATGTATCAGATACGACTCTTCAAGATATGAGATTGGATTTCTTTGAAGATATTGATTTTGTTTCAAGATTGGATGTGGATGGTGATTCTGAACTTGGATTTAACATTACAAGAAGTGGTACTCCTGGCACTGCTGCGGCCACAGTTACTATTAGATCAAATACTGATTATCCAAGAAAGAGTTATTATAGTTTAACACCAGTTGTTCCATCAGATACAAGAAAGTTATATAATATTTCTGATAAGGAAGTTATTGGTAGAAATAACATCACATTTAATGAGATAGTTATTAGAACACAACATACGGTTCTTAGAGCAGGAGATAAAGAGTTTACCTTTAATCTTAAGGATAGACCTACTTCACCACAGATGCTTGTTTCAAGAGCTGGTGTAAGTACCATAACTTATAGAACAGATTCTCTTACTGCTAACGGCCCAATAGCTAAAACTAAGATTAATTTCCCTGGCAAAGGATATCGTATCTTACCAAGAGTAGTTGGATTTGCAAGTAGTGAAGGTAAAGATGGTGTAGTTAAAGTATATTCTACAGATATTGGTGAAGTTGATAATTTAGATAGAGTTAAGGATGGGTTTGATTATCCAACTGACCCAACTCTCTTACCTTTCTTGAGTGTTCCTGCTATTGCAGATATTAATGGAATTGCAAGAATTGATACCATTGATGTAATTGATGGTGGTAGAAATTATACACAACCACCTACTGTTACTGTTCGTGGTAATAAGAATGTTAAGATTGCTTCTCATGTTGTTGGTGGTGCAGTTGATAGTGTAGAAGTTGTTCAAAATGCTTTTGAATTTAATGAACCACTAAGCATCATTACTACAAAGAACTCTAATGGATATGATATAGATGCTATATCACATTCTGGTACTGATGTTACTATAGAATTACTTCTTGATCCGCAGTTCAACAAACCAATTACTTCTGGGTTTGCTTCAACATCTATTACCTTCCCATTTAAAATTGGTGACATGGTATTTGTTGAAGGATGTAGAATAAAACCAGCTTCACAATCTGCTGGTGAATTTAACTTCAACTCCGAAGTTTTTGATTATAATTTCTTCCCAGTAACAGGTATTAATAGTACCAATTACACAGTCACTTATAGTATGGCAAGTGTTACAGGAATTTCTACTGTAACTCTTGGTTCTTATGATGATGACTTTACTTTGGGTTATATCGTTAATTACAACGATATGGCTAAGTTTAATATGAAACTTATCGATGATGGTAAGTATCTTTCTGGTGAAAGAGTCACATCTACTAAGTTTGAAGGATATGTTGCTGAAAATGGTTGGGATCCTCGATTAAATCAACTTAGATTAAGAGATACTACTGGTATATTGAGATCTGGAGATACATTGACTGGAGAGGTTTCTGAATTAGAAGGAAATGTTAGAGATGTAAACAGATTTACAGTTTCAACTAAACTTGGAGTTACCAGAAATAAGGTCTCTAAGAATGATATGAATTTTGGTATTCTTAACGATTTCAGTCAAAGAATATCAGATAACTTCTATTATCAGAAGTTCTCATATTCTATTAAGAGTGACCTTCCATATGATAAGTGGAAAGAGTCTGTAAGATCTATTCTTCATCCATCAGGATTCCTTGAATTCTCTGATCTTAAGATTGAAAGTGATTCCAAAAAAGATGTTGATGCACTTGATTTAGTTACTGTTGGTATTGCTAAATCCAATAACATGAAAGTTAAGACAGTTGACACTAAAGTTGACTTACTTATCAATATCGATAACGATATATTCATGGGTAACAAACAGAATTTCTGTATGGTTACTGAGGATGATATGCATCCAGACGGATCTGTACAAAGGATATTCTTCCCAGAAGGAAGACCAATTAAGAGTTATATTCTTAATAAGACCAATAAGGTTCTTAAAATAGATGATATCTCTGGTGGTTTTGATGGAAAACATGATAGAACTGGTACTTTAGTTGGAAATACTAAATTCCAATTAACATCTGATACTAAAACTATATTCAAACAGTCATTTGATTCTTCTGATTCAAGTGTTGTTAGTGTAACAAATAATAGCATTAAAATCATTGGTCATAACTTCCAATCTGGACAAGAGTTAATTTATGATAAACAGGGTGGTGATGGTGTTGGTATTGCTACAACTTCTCATTTAAGTGGAACAAAAGACATTGTTATGTCTGTTGCTCACTCTGGTTATGGTGGTAGTGCAATGTATGAGAATGGTTATAATAACCAGATACCTGGCCCAGTAACAGGTGTAAGTACAACTGCTAACCCAATTGTAGTCTATAAGATATTTGGATTTGGTAGTCCAGATGGTGGTTTGCCTGGCATTTCAACAAGAGGTACTGAGGCAAGGTTCCAAGTCAAGATTGATTACAACCAGTCCACAGGACAACCAATTTCTACTGCTGTTACTCTTATTAAAGGTGGTGGTGGATACTTTGTTGGTGATAATGTAAGTATTGCTGGAACATATCTTGGTGGTGCAACTGCTGCTAACAATATAACCTTCCCAGTAACCGCTGTTACGGGTACAAGAGTTGGTATATTAACAACATATTCTAATGTTCCATCTACAAATGATGGTGCTGGAACTGGTGCAAGATTTAATGTTTGGAGAGATACTAATTTAGACATCTCTCAAGTTGATGTTGTTGCTGGTGGATCTGGATATGCTACTACAAATACAATTTCTATTGCAGGAACTTATATTGGTGGTGCTACTCCAGCAGATAACATTTCTGTAACACCAATAGAACTTGGTGGAACAGCTATTCCAGAAAGAGTCTTCATACAGAAGATTGATGACACTACATTTAGATTATCTGGTCTATCGACTGGATTACCTCTTGATTTTGTTGGATTGGGAACAGGAACGCATATTCTTAAGTATGCAGAACCTAATCTGAATGCTCTTATTATGATCGATAACATTATTCAGACTCCAATCAAGAATAAGAAGTTATCAGTTGGAATCGGTTCACAAATTTCTAAGATTGATCAAGGAATAATTATATCATCTGGAATTGGATCTTTAACTCAAGGAGATATCATCAAGGTTGATGAGGAATTGATTAAAGTGAAATCCATTGGTGACACTACATTTGTGAAGACAAGGTATGCAAATGCCGAAAATACAGTCGATAATAATTTCTATTATGACACGAAGAGAATGAACTCTTCAGTTGTTCGTATGGGATCAACATTAGCGACTCACGATGACAACCCTCCATATTAACTATAAATAAAGAAAAACCAGTAGATAGTAATGGCACGACAAGGTATAAACACTGGATCTGCTCCTAATGACGGCACGGGGGATACCCTACTTGCTGGAACCCTTAAGATTAACTCTAATTTTGAGGATGTTTACACCATCTTTGGGGATGGAGATAATTTAATCAGTTTTGTATCATATGCCAGTACTGCAGGATATTCAACTAATAGTGGAACTGCATCAACGTCAGTTACGTCTGAATTCGCTTATGGACTGACTGGAAACCCAATGATCAACACGACTGGTGTTGTAACTTCAAGTTATGCTGATATTGGTAAAATTACAATACAACAGCCAGGTGCAATCACAGATGGTCCTATAGAGGTTGGTTATGCAACAACCATGTTTAGGATTAAATCTGATGGTATGGTTGGCATAGGAACTTCACTTCCTACATCTCAATTGCAAGTTGCAACATTCTCTAATGAGAGACCTGCTATATGGGGAATTGCTAAAGGTAATGCACATGGATTACGGATATCTTCTAATGAGTTAGTAACACCATTAGAATCATTCGTTATTACGAATAAAGCATTTTGTGGTATAGGATCTACTGCTCCATCATCAAGATTAGATGTTTCTGGTGATGTAAAAATACTTGGTATTACTACCTTAACTGGAACTACACATCTTAATGGTGATATCACCGAAAAAGTTTGGGGTGATTGGAATACTTCATTAACTGCTATAGGTGGAACCCTTACAGTAGATGCATCAAAAGGATCTGTTCATCTTGGCGGATTATCAACTTCAGTTGTTACTTGGGACTTCACTAACGTAACTGCGTTAAATAGTAAGGCTACTACAGTTACCCTCGTAAATAATGCAGGTGCAGGATCTACTTACGGGGATGCAGTTAAAGTGAACGGTATTTCAATTTCTGGTGGAGTTAGATGGGTTGGTGGTAATCCGCCTCCATCCACAAGTAATGAAGATATCTTGACATTTAGTATTATCCGAGATAGTACTGGATCTACCAGAGTATATTGCAGTAGTTCTCTTAATATTCTTTGATAGGACGTAATAAATGCCAAGGACTACGCCTGGATCTGGAGCTCTTCTAAGACCTTATTTTAATTCTGACTACGGAGTCGAAAAAATAGAGGTATTGGAAGGTGGTGCTGGTTACGCTGTAACGGATCCTCCTAAAATAGAAATTGATGGAACAGTAACCCCTACAACAGAGGGAGTTTTCTTTCCAGTTATTACTGGTGTAGGAACAATTGGTTCTATTGTTATATTCAAAGAAGGTATAGGATATTACCCTGTTTTTAGTACCACAACTGCATCTGATGTTGTTGTAGAACGTGGAGCATTCGGTTCAATAGCAACCAGTCATACAGTAAGTGCTGCAAACTCTGTATTTACTGGTGATTATAATATTAAAGATGATAATATTTACTTTACAGATGCTCCTTTTGGAAAATTAGGACCTGTTGGATTAGAAACTGGATCAACTTTCTCTGGTAGATTATTTTCGAGAAAATTAGACCCATTTGAACCTGAAGATAAGAATTTAGTACTTGACGATATTGCTCTTGAGTTTACTGGTCTTGCAGGAACTCAATTTACTTTAACTGAAAATTTAGGTATAGTAACTGCACTCTATAATGATGTTAATAGTGGTGTAGATCTTAATAATAACCCATTTGTACTCATTAACAATGTTGTACAGACTCCTGGCGCAGACTTTGAAGTTGTTAATAGTTCAAATAATAAACTTAACTTTTTAAGTGGTGTACCAAGAGCTGGAAGAATAGTTAAAGTTGGATTACAAACTGGTTCTGGATATTATGCTCCAATAAAGGCTGCTGGTGTTATTGGTATAGGTTCTACTGGAGCTGTAGAACATATTCAATTAACTGGAAAGGGTGCAGGATACAGATCTTCTCCAGAGACATATATTAGATCTGGTCAAGGAAGTGGTGCTGTAATAACAGCAAATTTGGGTACTAATGCAGGTTCAACTGTAGCCATAACTACTGCAGATTATAACCATATTGCTGGTATTTGTACATTTACAACTGGATCTGCTCATAATTTGGAAGTAGATGACAGGGTAAGGATTACTGGTGCTGGATTTACCTTTACTCCTTTATCTGCTAATAGAAATATAGCTTTCTTTGGATATGATTATATTACTGGTATTGCAAGTATAAGAGCAACTGCTGGACATTATCTTGGTACTGCAACTAATCAATCAAAGAGTATTTTAGTAACACAAGTTCAAGTCACTGATGGTATCAGTACGTTCTTGTTTAGGGAAGATGGATATCCAATTGTTAATAACGATAATGCAAATGAAGTAAGAGTATTTGCAGGAGTAGGAACTCAACCTCTAACTTATGTTAGTGGTGGACTTGTTAGATCTGGTATTGATACTGGTATCATGGAGGGTCGAAACATAGTTGGTTTCGATGTTCTTAAAACAACAGCTAATACATTCGCTTGTTTTGTTGGTATTACTACTTTCCAACATAATTACGTTACTGGTGGTGTAGTAGAGAAGGCAGAGGCTGGAATTATAACCTCCCTAACCATTACTAATGGTGGAACAGGATATTATATTCCAAAAACAGTTTCATACATTAATCAGACTCCATCTGATGGAATAACAACTGTTACTGCTCATGGTAGTCAAGTTTATGATACCCATATTTACAATGGTGGTAATTCAACTGCTGCAATTACAATAACTCAGGGCAGTGTTAATAAAGACGTAAATGGTGCTACATATAATCCTAATTCAGGAGAGTTGGTATTATCAATTGGATCCCATAGTTATACAACTTCAAACACATTAAAAATAAATGCAGGAAAATTAAGTTTTACCTGTTCTAAGGATGATCACGCCACATCTCACACATACCCCAGAACTACAGACCCAGTATATAATAAAACTGATATAGCAATTACTGGTGTAGGTGCAACAACTATCACATGTAATGTTGGTCCTGCAGGTGGAGTAAACATTGCATCTTTAACATATGATTCTGTAAGTGGTGTTGCAACAATTACTCCTGGCAGTGCTCATGGATTAACTGCAACCAGTGTAGTTAGATTAGCTGGTATTGCATTTAGTACTGGTATTGGTGATATTACATTCCCATCAGATGTTCAAAGATTCTATTCTGTAACTGGTTTTGCAGGAACAGCATTTACCGTTAATATCGGTGCTGCAATGACTACTACAGGAATTCATACTGCTCAGGCAGGTATTGGATCCTTTATTCATTTTGAAGGTCATGGATTAAAGACTGATGACTTTGTTCAAGTAACTGGAACTGCTGTTACTTTTGCAAGTAGTCCTGCAGTACCAGTATCCAGAGTGATCTATGATAATACTTCTGGTATTGCAACTGTTTTAACTAATAAGAACCACAACCTAACAGAAGATGATTGTGTAGTTCTTTCTGGAATTGCCTTTACTTGCGATTATGAACCTCGTATTGGTGTAAGTAGTGCAGAATATAGTAACACCACTGGTGTTATGACAGTAACTACTGCTGCAAATCATGGTTATAAGGTAGGTAAGGATATTGTTCTTGCAGGTCTTGGATTTACTTGTCAATTAGACAATGGTGCTAAGACTCATTATTATCCAAGAAGAAAATCTTCCACATACGATACATCAGTTCCAATTCTTAGTATTACTTCTAATACCATTACTGCTGATGTTGGTTATGCTGCTCCACAAGATCAATTCTCTCATACATTTAAGAGTGCTCTTGCTGGTGGTGTAGTTCTGGGTGGAGAGTATACTCATAAGTTTATTAATGCAAATGATGGTGCATTATTGACTGGTGGTGCTTTTGATCACAAGTTTATTACTGCATCTGCAGGTGCTTTGTTTAATGGTGGTGGATATGCACATACACATACAAGTTCTCAGACTGATGTAATAAGAATTGGTGGTAATTATAACCATACATTTGTTAGTGCAAATGCAGATTGTGTAGAAATTGTTGGAGGAGGAACAACTACACCAACAACTGCTGACTATAATGCATCTACTGGTGATTTAACTCTAACTGTTCCTAATCATGGACTATCTGGTCCCTCTGCACATACAGTAACAACTTCAAGATATAACGCTATTGTTGGTATAGTTACTTTAACTATTCCAAGTCATGGTTTTGCTAATGGAGATAAGATTAAAGTATTAGACAATTCCATCGGATTTAAGTGTTCAATGGATGGATATGGTTCTACTCATACTTATCCAAGATCAACTGATCCAATTAGTAATGAGTGGATGCAGATATCTAATAAAACTACTGATACCTTTGAAATATTTGTAGGAACATCTCCACTGGTTAATTTTACTGTTACTGACGCTAAGTATACACCTTCCGTTGGTATCATGACAATGACCATCGGAACTCATGATTTAAAGGCAGGTACAAGCATCAAGATTGCTAATAGTTCATTGAACTTTAAGTGTTCAATGGACGGTAAAACTGCAACTAAGACATATCCAAGAACAACAGATCCATATTATGATACTGCTCTTTCAATTGTTAGTGTAGGTGCAACAACAATTGCAGTAAATGTTGGTGTCTCTACTATTGTTACACAGACTCCAGTATTTGCTCATTATACTCCTTCTGTGGGTGTTTTGACCTGTGTTCTGAATACTGTTAATCATGGTATTACTGTTGGTGATAGTGTTAGATTTAAAGAACTATCTTTAGGATTTACTTGTCTTAAAGACGCTAATAGTACTAATCATTTTTATCCAAGGCCTGGAGATCCATTCCACGATACTGCTGTTGTTGTAACTGGTGTTGCTGGTACTATGTTTACCTGTAATGTTGGTCTAACTACGGCTGGTGATTACATACACAGTTTCATTCCCAATCAGGGTATTACTGTTGATTCAGTCTATACTGGTGGTGATTATGATCACGAATTCGTTGGTGTATCAACAGACGCTGTTATTAGTGGTGGTGTGTACGATCATACTTTTGAAAGTGCAACGTCAAGTGGTGTTTTAAGAGAAGTTCAGAAAGTAAAAATTGCAAAAGGATCTGTATCATTTAAGTGTGCTAAGGACAATTATGCAACTGTCCATGCATATCCAAGATCTTCTGATCCAGTCTTTAATACAAATATTGGTATAACAACTCAAACAACAAATACTTTTACTGTAAGAGTTGGTGTATCTACAATTCAGAATAGAAGTATCACAACTTGTGGATATGATCCTCTAACAGGTGAATTGGTACTTAACGTTGGTGCAGGTCATTCATACACTTCACAGACCTCACACACGATCACAGATGCTGTTTTCACACCTTCTACTGGTGTATTGGAACCAACCATTGCAGGTCATGGTTTTGTTAGTGGTGATTACGTTAATTTTGGTACTGGATCAGTCTCATTTAAGTGTGCTGAAGATAACTATGCAACTCCTCACGCATATCCTCGTTCATCCGATCCATATGCTAATCGATGGTTATCAATTTACAATGTAGGAATTAACACCTTCTCCGTATTTGTTGGAGTATCTTCAAACACTACTACACATCAATTTTTCGTTGGTCTTGCTAATGGACTGAAGAAAGCTACTGATACAGTTGGAATTAATACAGGTTCTATATCCTTTACATGTGCCAGAGACGCACATGCAACCGAACACGCATATCCAAGACCTTCTGATCCTTATGGTGGAAATGCAAGTATAGGTATTGCCGCAACTACTGCTAATACAATTACTCTTAACGTTGGTATATCGACTATAGAAAGTCGTAATATATCAACTTCGACATATACTCCAAGTACAGGTGAATTAGTACTTACATCACCAAGAATTAGTGATAATTTACAGGCTGCAAGTCTTCATACTGTTTCCAGTGCAAATTATAATGGAATAGTTGGTATTATGACTTGTACTCTAAACGATCATGGATTTGTTAATGGTGATAGAGTTAAGTTTGATAAGAATTCTATTGAATTTAGATGCAGTATGGACGGTAAAAAGTCTGTACATAAGTATCCAAGACAATCAGATCCAACCATGTCAAAATGGTTACCTATTTTTGGAGTAACAGAAGACACATTCAATGTTAATGTTGGTGTATCTACTATAGTAACTTACAGTCCTACAGCTGGATCATATGATCCAAATACTGGATTAATGACAGTTACTATTGGAAGTCATACTATCAAGAAAGGACAGGGTGTTAAACTTAAGACAAGGGCATTTAAATTTACTTGTGGTCAGGATAATCACGCTACAAATCATTTTTATCCAAGAGCAACTGCTATTGGTGGACCAGATCCTGCATATAATACATCCGTTAAAGTTATTGCAACTGGTTCTACAACGATTACTCTTGATGTTGGAACAGCATCCAATAAATCCGAACATATATTCATATCTTCAAGTGCAGATTCCATAATAAGTGGAGGTGCTTATGATCATGAATTCTTTGCTTCTAAATCTAATGGTTTATCAAAGGCAAATGGAACAGTTGGTATAACAACTAATGGATTAACATTTACATGTTCTCAGGATGATCATTCTACGAATCATACGTATCCTCGTACTTCAGACCCTGTTCATAATGTAGAACTTGGAATTAAGACAACTACAACTAATTCAGTAACTATACAAGTTGGTGTAACAACTCAGGTTCCAATTAATGTCACTAATGCATCTTATGCTCCAGCAACAGGTATTGTTGAGTTAACAACGGATACTGCACACGGACTTTCTAATGGACTTAGTGTTGGTATAGGAACAAGTTCCTTGAATTATACATGTGCCATGGACAATCATGGTTCAGAACATCAATATCCAAGGCCAGGATATGCACATACTTTCGTCAGTGCAACTTCTGGTGTTATAATTGATGGTGGAGATTATGCACATACTTTTGTTAGTGCTGCAGCTGCTTTAAATGCATATACTGGTGGAGATTATGCACATAAATTCATTAGTGCAGATACAGATTGTGTTACCTCTGGATCTTGGAGTGGAACGAGAAAAACTCCTACCTATGCAACTTATGCCGCCTCTACAGGTTTATTAGTACTAACGTTCGGCTCTGCACATGGATTAATCGCTGGTACTAACACTGTTGGTATTGCAACTGGTGGAATAACATTTACTTGTGCAAGAGATAATTATCTAACAGAACATGCATATCCACGTACTACAGACCCAATAAACAGTCTAACAAACGTTGCAATTGCTGCTACAACACCAACTACATTGACAGTTAATGTTGGGATATCAACGATAGTAAATCTTGGGGTTACAACTGCAACTTATACTGCATCAACAGGTGTCTTTGAAATGACTGTTCCTGCTGGTCATGGATTGTTGGCACAACAACAAGCAACTGCTACTGCTGCAATATACAACCCAGTTGCTGGTATCATGACAGTTACATCTGCTGGTCATGGATTTGTTAATGGTGATAGAGTTAAGATTGTTGAGGGTGGTATAACCTTCAAGTGTGCGATGGATAATAATACTACTAACCACGCATATCCACGTAGAACTGATCCTACTTTCAATAAGTGGTTACCTATTACCAATGCAACTACAGATACATTTGCAATTGAAGTAGGTAAGTCACCAAAAGTAAGTTTTACACCTACAAACGCTTTATATACACCTCAAACTGGTATTATGACGGTCACTGTTGGACCTCATAATTTGAGACCAGGCACAAGTGTTAGACTGTTACAACAAGGATTCATATTTAAGTGTGCTCAGGATAATTACATATCTGTACACTCTTATCCTCGTGCAAACGGACAAGGTGGTGCAACTGGAGATGATCCAGCACTTAATGCGGCCCTTGGAATTAAGTCTGTTACTGCAGAGACATTTACAATTGATGTTGGAGTTTCAACTAATCTTACTACACATCTCTTTGAGAATGCTGCTAATGATGCAGTTACTACTGGTGGAGACTATGCTCATACATTTGTATCTGCAACTTCAAATGGAATTAAGAAAGCAGTAGATACAATTGGAATTGCAACCAATTCTATCACAATGACATGTGCAAGAGACGCTCATGCTACTCAACACACATATCCTCGTCCTGCTGATCCTATTCATAATATAGAAGTTGGAATTGCAGCAACAACTGCAACAACAATTACGGTTAGTTGTGGTATTTCTACTATATCATATAAAACACCTACTGGTGCATTTTATAATGGATCAAATGGTGATCTTGAGTTGACACTTCCTGGCCACGACTACGTGGTTGGAGATAATGCTAATATTGGAATTGCTACAAGTGGATTGGTATTTACATGTGCTATTGATGGACATGCAACTCAACATTCATACCCACGTACAACTGATCCATATCATAATAAGATTACTACTATTAAATCTGTTGTACCAGATAAGATCACTGTTAATGTTGGAGAATCTGGTCTTGATGATCCAGCGCATAATAAGAAACTTACAGTTGCATCCGCAAGTGCAAATACACTTCAAGTTAATGTAGGAACTACAACTGCAGTTGGTTATAACATATCAACCGCAAATTACAGTGAGTCCCTTGGTATTATGACTATGACAGTTGGTGCAGGACACAGCTTTACTCCTGGCACTAACTTCAAATATCTACAAGGTGCAATAACCTTTACTTGTGATAAAGATGGTCATACTCAGGAACATGCTTATCCTAAGAAAGGTGATCCATATTTCTTTGGATCTAAGGTTAATAGAGTTATCAGTAACACTCAAATAGAGACTCAAGTTGGTGTATCTACTGTAGTAACACACTTTATTGGTGGTGGTACAATTCAGGGTGCAATTATTGCTCCAAGAGAATTTAATAACTCAATAAGTGGATCTGACTATGCATCTGGTGGTACATTTGTAGACAAGATTATTTCTAATAAGGAATTCACATGTAATGTTGGTATTTCAACTTGTGTACACCATTACAACAGAGGTGGAGATCTCTTTGAAGGTAAGAGAGTTACTTCTTCTACTGGAATAGGATATGGTGGAGTAGATGTTCTTGAGTCAATTGATAATGCTAACTTTAGAACAAATCTTGGTCTTACAACAGAATTTGCCAACTTTAAGAGAGGTGGTCGTATTGATAAACCAATATTCCTTGATATTCATGAACCTGATCCATATTTTAATTTACCTTTAGAATATACTCCTGGCTCAACTGGAATTGGAACAAATGCTGTTGCAGGATTACGAGTTAATGTAGATGGTAATATTGGTGAGTTTGACCTTATTGAAGAAGGTGTTGCTTATAAGGTTGATGATGTATTGACAGTTGCTGGATTATCTACTGACGTAAGAGTCGGTGTTCTTACAGAGTTCCAGTTAAAAGTTGTAGAACTTGAGAATGATGACTTCTCTGCTTTCTACATGGGTCAATTTATCCTATTTGATAATATTGCATCATTCTTTAATTCAACACGTAGGAAGTTTACTTTATCTGTAACTGTTGGTGGTACAACAGAGATATTGAGTCTTAAGACACCTCCAGGCAGTGATATGGATATTACAAATAATATCTTTATCTACATCAACGATATTCTACAAACTCCAGGCGAATCTTACATATTCAAGGGTAGTAGAGTTATATTCTCTGAAGCACCTAAAGCAAATTCTAAGTGTTCTATATTCTACTTCAGAGGATCTAAGAGAGACGTTGAAACAATTGAACCACCACTAACTGTTAAAGCTGGTGATGAAGTTCAAATTAAAGAGAATAAAATTAATCTCTTCGATAATGATCAGTTTGAAAGAACTGGTAAGAGAATTGTTGCTTCTGATGTTTTAGAGACATTTGCATACGATAGTATCGGTATTGATACTGCTCCTACTGCAGAAAGACCATTAACTTGGGAGAAACAAAAGAGAGATAAAGTTGTTTCTGGTGTTCTAATCTCTAAAGCAAGACCAAGTTTAACTGCTAAGGTTCTTCCTACAACAAGGATTATTAGGAATATTGGTCAAAGTGATAATGTTATTTGGGTTAATAATGCATATCCTATTTTCTCTGATATTGATTTACTAACTCAGGCAGAGAGAAATGTACAAATCTTTGAGGATTATGATATTTCGCCAGGAATTTTAACCTCTATGGTTTCTACTTCCTCAAGTATATCTTCTCTAACAATTTCTTATGCTGGAGCAGGATATCAATATCTAAACACTCCAGTTGTTTCAATATCCAATGCTCAAATTGAAAGGAAAGATATTATTAAAGATTGGAGATTTGATGCTATATCTGGTGTTACTGATACTGTTGAGTGGAAGGCATTTACAAAAGAAGAACCAATAGTTGCTGTTGGAAGTAGTGCTCGTTATATTAACACTAAGAGTGGTACATTCTGGGAAAGAGGAAGTATTGGATTTGGTGGTACTGTTACGTTTACTTCTTGTGGAATCGGTTGGACTTATGCTGATCCTCAAGATAAGTATGTTGTTGCCGCTGGTGAATATGGAAAGATTGCTCGTTCTTTAGGAGTTGGAAATAGTATGTCTTCTTGGACTCCTATTACTTTAAAGGAAGAGAGACAAATTCCTGCTTTGAATCTAACAGTTATCTACGATAGTACATATGCAGGAACATTTAATGATGTAGTTTATGATGGATCGAGAGATACTTGGGTTGCTGTTGGTGTTGCTGGATCTATCTTTACTGCAGTTGGAGTTAAGAGTGATACATTCTTTAGTAAGTATTCCAATACTCCTCAGACTCTAAATGCAATTGTTTATGCTCAAAGTGAGTATCTTGCCGTTGGTAATGGTGGTGCTATTATTGCATCTAACGATGGTAATATTTGGTCTCCTAAGACAAGTAATACCAACTATAATTTACAAGATATCATCTATGATGGAAACAGGTTCATTACAGTAGGTGATAATGGAACTATTGGAGTTTCTTCTGATAAGAATTACTGGCAGCCTTGGAGTCAACAACAATACAATAATGCAATTCATCCTGCAACATTTGACTTTAAGAAACTTAAGTATATTGATGGACTTTATATTGGAATAAGTACTGTTGGTTCATTGTACTATTCATTCGATCTTGTTAACTGGAATGCTCGCCCAGTAAATCATTCAAATCAAATTAGAGATTTGGTTGATACCACCTTTGGCGAAAGTAGGGGAAGAAGAGTTCTTGCAGTTGGAACAGGAACCACTCAATTCTATGCGGATCCAATTATTAATAGAGCTACTGCTAATGCAAATGTCACTGCTGGTGTAATTACAAGTATTACAATTACAGATGGTGGATTTGGATATAGAGTTGGTAGTTCTCCACCTGCAATTGTTGAACCTGACAAGACTAAGAGGGAAGATGTACTTTCATTCAGAACTAAGGGTGATTATGGAACAATTGTTGGAATCAATACATGGTTGCCAGGAATTGGAGCTACTACTCCACCAAGATTAACATTTACATTGAAGTCTGATTTCAATGATAATACTAACCTTGGATATGGATATTCCTCACTTAATCAACTTGGAATTAATTATAGTCAACTTCAAAAAGATGATTACTTCATAGTTTATGACAGTCCATGTGTTGTTGGTCATGCATTGACTGGAATTACAACTGCTATTGGTGGATATTCAAATTATCCTGCTAATAAAGTTGGAATTATATCTGCTGGAGATAACCTTGGAGGAATCTTTAGAGTTGAACAAGTAACGCCTGGAGACACTGTTTCTGGACTTGTTACTGTGACATGTGCCTTCCAGCCAGGACCTAACAATAACAGTGATATTCAGGTTGGAATTGGATCTACTTCAATTCTTATTGATACCTTCTACGGTAAATATACATGGGGTCAAATCTACGGATACCAGAATAGAGGTGCCGGAACTCCGAATGAATTCTTTGTAAATCCAGATAACGGTCTAACAGGATTATCTACTGCAGCAGTGGTGTCCAGACTTAAACCATTAACTTAACCACTAAATAAAGAAAAAACATTAGATAAATGCCTGCCATTATATCCGAACAATTCAGGATCCTGAATGCCGAGACTTTTACGAAAAGTTTGGTTGGTGTTGGATCTACTGTAAATAAGTACTATGCTTTCTTGGGATTACCTAATTCCATAGAACCTAAAGCAGGTGGAACTTCAACATGGGCGACTGACACCCCTTCTCCTTTGGATGGATTCCAAGAGGAATATTCCATTAAGGAATCTATTATTGCGATGAAGAAAATTACGGACAAAGATGTTCGTAGACTTGTTCGTAAAGTTAAGTGGGTTGCAGGTACGACATATGAGATGTACAGACATGATTACAACATCTATAATTTAACTCCGATTACCAGTCAGGGTAGTCTATATGAGGCAAATTATTATGTTGTGAATGATGATTTAAAAGTTTATGTGTGTTTGCAGAATGGATCAGACCCAGAGAACGCAACGGGTCGTCCTTCATATGACCAACCAACATTTATTGACCTTGAACCAAGGGCAGCTGGTACAAGTGGAGATGGTTATGTTTGGAAGTATCTTTACACTATTAAACCTTCTGAGATTGTAAAATTCGATTCTCTTGAGTATATTCCAGTTCCAGAAAATTGGGGTGATACTGGAGAAACAGTTGCAACTAAAAATAATGCAATTGATGGAAAGATTGAAGTAGTTGTTGTTAGTTCTCGTGGTACTAACTATCAACCAATATCTACATCATTTGCAAATATTCCTATCCTTGGTGATGGTAATGATGGGAAGGCAACCATTACTGTTGATTCATTCGGAAAGGTCTCAGAGGTATTTGTAACCGATGGTGGTACTGGATATACTCATGGATCTATCCAATTCTTCCCTGGCGCGCCTGGAAGTGAATCAGGAGGTCCACTTGCGAACCTCACCAATACTGGTATTGGTACAACATCTGTTGCTAATTTTGATGTTATTATTCCACCAAAAGGTGGACATGGATATGACATTTATAGAGAATTGGGTGCATATCGAGCACTTCTCTATGCAAGATTCGAGACATTGGAGACTAACCCAGACATTATTGAAGGCAATGACTTTGCCAGGGTTGGAATTGTAAAAAATCCTACTGTTTTTGGATCAGATAAAGAACTTCTTGATACTTCTATTGTTAGTGGACTGAAAGCTATTAAGATGGCTGGTGTTACTACTGCAACAACGTATGCAGTTGATGCCGAGATATCACAAACAGTTGGTTTGGGATCAACTGCCATTGGTTATGTTGCTTCTTGGGATAAAACTACTGGGGTACTTAAGTACTACCAACCAGCAGGACTTGCATCCAGTGAAACTGGATATAAGATTATACCATTTACTTCTAATCCAAATGCAGGATATGGAGTAACAATTGCTGGATCATCAGTCGTTGGACCTCTATGTGAGATCAATTCTGGATTTAATGGTGTAAGTACGTCAATAAATAATAAGACTTACCAATTAGGAATGAACTTTAGTGCTGGTATTTCCTCTGCTGAATATAACACCAAATCAGGTGAAATAATTTACATTGATAACAGAACCGCTATTCCTCGTTCTGCAAGTCAGAAGGAAGACATCAAGATAGTACTGGAGTTTTAAAAGAAAATGCCACAAAATACTAATCTAAATTCATCTCCGTACTTTGATGATTTTAGTGATACTAAGAATTATCAAAGGGTACTATTCAAGCCTGGCCTCCCAATCCAGTCAAGAGAATTAACTACTTTACAGTCTATTCTCCAGAATCAGGTTGAGAAGTTTGGTAAACACTTCTTTAAAGAAGGTGCAGTAGTGGTTCCTGGCCAGTTGGCTTACGAATCTGAGTATACTTGTGTGCAAATTGACGATACTCATTTGGGTATCCCTGTTTCACTTTATCTTGATGCTCTTAAGGGCAAAAAGATCAAAGGTGAGACAAGTGGTGTAACTGCAAAAGTAGAAAATTATATTACTAATAGAACATCAACTAAAGGAAACTATACACTTTATATCAAGTATCAAAGTTCCAGTGATACTGATTTCTCCAGACAGATTTTTGCTGATGGTGAGAATCTTTTAGTAGAGGAAGATGTTACATATTCTTTGTCCAGTATTAGATCTGGATCAAGTTTTGGTACAACTTTAATCTCTAATGCAACTGCAACAGGATCTGCTGCTAAGATTGCTGAAGGTGTATATTTCATCAGAGGTTTCTTTGTAACAGTTAGTGCTGCTACAGTTATTCTTGACCAATATAGAAACAAACCTTCTTATAGAGTTGGATTACTGATTAAAGAGGAACTTGTAACTGCCTCTAATACAGATAACGATCTATATGATAATGCACGAGGATTCTCAAACTTTGCTGCGCCTGGTGCTGATAGATTCAGGATATCAACAACATTAGTTAAGAAAGCACTCACAGATTTCAATGATGAGAATTTCATTGAATTGATGAGAATTAAAGATGGTGAAATAGTTCGGTTTGTTAAAGAGTCTAATTACAATCTTATTCGTGATGAGTTAGCCAGAAGGACTTATGATGAGTCTGGTAACTATTACATTAGACCATTCCCAGTTGTTGCAAAAGAGTCTTTAAACAACAGAATTGGTAATAATGGATCATACTATGCAAATCAATTAACCCAACAGGGTAATAAACCAATTGATAGTTTGATGTGTTTGTCTATAGGGCCAGGTAAAGCCTATGTTCGTGGTTTTGAAGTAGAAACATTAAATACAACCACTGTTGATGTTCCTAAGTCAAGAGTAACAGAAAAAATTAGGAACGAATCAATACCTTTCAGTGTTGGTAGACAGATAGAACTTGATAACGTTCATGGATCACCAGATGTTGGTATTTCTACAACATCTTATGTAAAACTCTATAATAAGAGAACTGCTACGCCTGGAGTGGCAAATGGTCTTCAAATTGGAGTTGCAAGACTCTATGATATGAAGTTAAAGAACATTGCATATTCTGGTGCAGATACGGTATTTGAATCTTCTTTATATGATGTTCAAACGTTCACATATTTGAATCTTAATACTGCAGTTACAACACTACAAGTACCTCAATATATTGAAGGTAGAAGTAGTAATGCTGCTGGATATCTTTATGAATCTGTTAGTGGTAGAAATCAACTTGTTCTCTATCAAACAGTTGGAGAATTTCAAGAGGGTGAAGAGATTTGGGCTAATGGAAATGCTATCTCCAGATCAATTACAAGAGTTGATGATTATGGTATGCAAGATGTGTTCCAGTTCGTTGGAACAGGTTCCACATTTACTGCAGATCCAAGACTAACAATAGGAAGTTTAATCGCTCCTACTGCAACACAGTTTACTGTTACAACAGGTAGTGGTGGTGTTTCTACAGTTACTTCACCTAACGCTAATTTCTCGCAAGTTGGTCTTGCAACAGGAAATATTTTAAGTTATAGTGTTGCTGGAAATTCAACACCATCTTATGCTGCAATTAAGTCTATTTCCAGTGTTGAATTAGTTGTTGAAGCAACTACAACAGTTTCTGGTGTATGTACTGGTACATTACCTGCTGCAAACGCTACTACAAGTGATCTATTTAAGACTACACTTGAAGTTCAAAATAATTCTAAGGCATATCTATTCTCAGAATTATCTAAACCTAATGTTGCATCGGTTGATTTAAATGGTGCAGATATTATCTTTAGAAAGTCATATGCAATTACTGTTGCTAATAATGCATATAGTGGTACTTTAGAGTCCGATTCAAACTTAACTCTGGAACCATTTGATGAAGAAGATTATAACTTATCTTTCACAAATAGTGGAACAATTGAACCACTTAATAATCAGAAATTAACTGTAAGTGGAAGAACAGCTACTTTAAGTAATTTAAATACTGCTTCTGGGCCTGCTGTTCTTACAGTTACTTGGAAGAAAGTAAATGTAAAACCAAAGAATAAGATATTTAAGAGATGTTCTACAACTACAATTACAACATCTGCTAAAAGTTCTTCTGGTATTGGTGCTACTACAACCAATAATGGTTTAACATATTCATCTACATTTGGTACAAGAGCTGAAGATAGGAGAATTTCTCTTGGTGTACCTGATGTTGCATATGTTTTATCTATTCTTGAGTCATCATCAACATCCAATCCTCAATTACCTACATTGGTATTGACGAATTTAAATACTAATATTTTAAATTCAGTTGTTGGAGAATCAATAGTTGGTAGAGATTCAGGTGCTTCTGCAGTTTTAGTTGATACTAACAGCACTAATGAAGTTAAATTCGTTCATCAAAATGAAAATTCATTCCAAGTAGGAGAACAAATTCTATTTGAAGAATCGAATGTAACTGCTGATGTTTTAGCATTTGTTCCAGGCGATAAAGATATTAGAAATAACTTTGAGTTTGATCCTGGCCAAAGATTAGATTATTGTGATTTCTCTGCAATAGTAAGAAGGCCTGGCACAGAAGCTCCAACAAGGAGACTAACAATTATCTACAATAACTTTGTTATTGAGAACTCTGACCCTGGCGACTTTGTAACAGTTAATTCTTATGATGAAAAACTTTATTCTGACGCAATACCATTTGTTGGTAGTATTCCTGGCGCAGATATTATTGACTTAAGACCAAGGGCAACTTCTGCTGCTTCTGGTTATTCTCCGTTTGAATTTAACGCAAGAGTATTTGATCCATTTACTTCATCTTCTACTCACGTAGTTGCTAAAGATAAGTCTTTCAATCTTACTTATGATTACTATCTTGGTAGAATTGACAAACTTTATCTAACTAAAGATGGAATATTCACTCTGGCACAAGGTATTCCTGCAACTGAACCAAAACTTCCTAACCCTATAGAAAATGCGTTAGAAGTTGCAACTGTAACCTTGCCTCCATATGTTTACGATGCAAGTGAAGTTAAGTTGCGTTTAGCAAATTATAAGAGATACCGAATGAAGGATATCTCTATAATCGAGAATAGACTTAAGAATATTGAATACTATACATCATTGTCACTTCTTGAAAGTGAAACTGCAAATATGTCCTTAAGGGATCCACAGACTAACCTTGATAGGTTTAAGGCAGGATTCTTTGTAGATAACTTCAAGTCTGTTGTTGCTGGTGATGTAACTAATAGTCAATTTAGAGCAAGTATTGATGCTGTAGAGGGTAGATTACGTCCACAACACTATACAACTTCTATTGACCTATTATTGGGATCAGAAGCAATTGTTGGTGCTGCAACTTCATCTTCTCCATCTGCTGATTATAGATTCGTTACCGACCTTGGAGACGCTAACGTTAAGAGGATAGGTGACGTTGTATGTCTAAACTATAGTGATACATCTTATCTTGAAAACAAGTTTGCAACAAGAATTGAGAATGTAAACCCATTTGCTGTTGTCAACTGGATTGGTCAGATTGAATTAAATCCAGGCACAGACACATGGATTGAGACAAGAAGGAGTTCTGCTACCTATGACATAGAAGGATCCTACAATGGGTTCATGGGTCAGACTGGTGCGGATAGTAATACTGGTCTATCTCCAATTGATTGGGGTTCATGGGAGACAACATGGACAGGATCAAGTGTAGCTACTGGTCCTTCTGTATTCAGTGATACTACAACGACTATGACTGGTAGAACTACCAGAAGAGGTCAATATGGAGAAGGTGGTCGTCATGGTGTTCCTATTACCACAACTACCAATTTCACTGATAGAACTATTAACTTCAGGGAACAAACAACTACAACTACTTCCAATCAATCAAGGGCAGGTATTCAGTTTAGAGTTGGTGAAAGATTTGATACTACAAGTCTTGGTGACAAGGTAGTTTCAACTGAAGTTGTTGCTACAATGAGATCAAGGAATATTGAGTTTGTTTGTAGAAGACTTAAGCCTAATACAAGACTTTATCCATTCTTTGATAACATTGATATGAGTAAGTACGTTGTACCTAAACTCATTGAGATTGAAATGGTTAGTGGTACATTTGGACCTGGCGAAGTTGTAGAAGGAAGTCGTCCAAATACTAACGCTGATGCAATTAGATTCAGGTTAGCAAATCAGAATCATAAGTATGGTCCTTATAACAATCCAACACAGACATATAAAGAGAATCCTTATTCTCCTTCAAATGCAATATCTTCAGCATATTCTTCTACAAGTACACTGTTGAACGTTGATACTGCTGCTCTTGAATTACAGGCTGCATCTGGTTTCTATGGTTACATAACCAAAGATATGAAACTGATTGGTCAGTCCAGTGGTGCTATTGCAAAAGTTAAGGATATTAGATTAATTACAGATAAGGCTGGAGTTCTTCTTGGATCTCTATACTTACCTGATCCTACTGTTCCTGCTGCACCATCATTTAGTACTGGTACTAAGACATTCACTTTAACAACCAGTGCTGCTAACTCCACAATTTCTGGATTTACAGATAGTTCGGCTGAAGCAAACTTCACTTCTTCTGGTACTCTTCAAAACATTGAAGCAAGTACTCTGAGAATGAGAAATGCTGATGTTCAAAGAGTTCCACATTCAGACTCCAGAACAATCACCAGTAGTTCCAGTAGATTGGTTACTGATGTTAACTTTAACAATAGATCTACCAGTCAGACAAGATGGGTTGACCCTCTTGCACAATCATTTGAAGTACCAGATATCAACGGTGTTTATCTAACTAAGTGTGATATATTCTTTAGTGCAAAAGATACAAAACAATTACCAGTTACACTTCAAGTAAGAACATTACAGACTGGTTTACCTACTCAGGAAATTCTTCCTTTTGGTGAAGTTATTCTTGATCCAGATGATGTTGTTCTTTCTCAGGATGGTTCTAAGGCAACTACATTTACATTCCCATCTCCTGTATATCTTGAAGGTGGTGGTGAGTATTGTTTAGTTCTCCTTTCTGCATCTAATGAATATTATGTCTTTATCTCCAGAATGGGTGAAGAGGACATTACCACAGTTAATTCTGCTGATTCAGAGAAGATTATTGTTTCTTCCCAACCATTACTTGGTTCACTATTCAAGTCACAGAACGGTGCTACATGGGATCCAAGTCAGTTAGAAGATCTTAAGTTTAACCTTTATAGGGCAGAATTTACATCTGAGGTTGGTAGAGTTAATTTCTACAACCCAGATTTGGAAGTAGGAAACAGACAAATTGTTTCTCTTGCTCTTGATCCAATTGATATGGTTGCTGGCAACACTATAGTTGGTTTAGGTAAGAGTCTTACTACTGCTGAAGTTTCTGGACTTAGTGAAGGTACAACAATCTATCAGGAAAATAATCCAAACTTTAGTGCAAATCTAAGTAAGGTTCTTGGTGCTGTTGGAATTGGAAGTAATTTATTACTAACCAATGTTGGTACTGGATTTACTAATTCATCCATTGTTTACACTAACGTTCCTTTAATCTCACAGATAGGTAGAGGATCTGGAGCAGAAGTTAGTCTTCACGTTAATAACAGAGTTGCTGTTGCTGCTACCGTATCTATTGGTGGTACTGGATATTCTGCTGGTGATGTAATGACTATCGATTACTCTAAGACAGATAGTTTTGGTAAGGATCTTAGATTGACAATTCCTAATAACGTTGGTGTTATTAGTGCGTTTAATACGATTCTTATTGATCAAATTCAAGGACAACCAAAGATTGACGCATCTTCCGCAATTGTATATGTTGGAGGTGGTAATACAAATACTGTTAATGGTGGATCCATTAAGTATCTTCAGAATGTATCTGATGGATTACATTTCAGAGTAAGACATCAAAATCATGGTATGTACTCAGAACTTGATCAGGTTACACTTAATGGAGTAGAATCTGATGTTAAGGCTGAGAAGATAACTGCTGCTTTTGATTCTTCAAGTACATCTGATATTTCAGTTTCTTCTGTTGGTATCTTTACTGCATTTGAGAATCTACCAGTAGATAGTTCTAATCCAGGCTATATTAAACTTGGAAATGAAGTTCTTAAGTATACTGGTGTAAGTACATCTAATGGTACTGTAACAGGTATTACAAGATCTATTGATTCCACTAAGGCTGGAGATTACAACGTAAATGATATTCTTCACAAGTATGAATTGAATGGTGTATCTCTAAGAAGAATTAACACAACTCATAAGTTCTCCGATTCAGATCTTGCCACATATCCAATTGATGTTGATCATTATTGGGTTAAGGTTGGTGTTTCCTCTCGTGGTGTTGATAGAGCTGCAAGTAACTCTAATAACTTCCCAGAGTTATATTGGAGAGAAACTAAGTCTGGAGGAAGTTACGATCAACAGTATGTGATGGTTGGTGTTCCATTTGGACCTCAAGCAACACAGAATATTCCATACAATATACTTAGACCAAATGTTGGTACTTTAATACCAGATGGTACTAATCTGGAAGCTAAGGTTAGAACCTTTAGTGGTAATAGTCCTGATGGTAATATGGATGCCTATATTGATATGGGATATGAAGCAATATCCTTGAATAGTAATAATACTTTCAATTCTCCAAGGATGATTGGTTCTAAAACAAATGAACTTAACAGATTGACTGACTTCCCAGGCAGAAAGTCATTTACAATGCAATTCTTTATGAGTACTCTTGATACCAAAGTCACTCCAATGATTGACTTGGATAGAGTTAATGTTATTACTACAATGGATAGAATTAACTCTAAGGTTACTGATTATGCAACTGATTTGAGAGTTAATTCACTGGATTCAGATCCAAGTGCTGCAATATATCTTTCTAAGGTTGTTAATCTTGAGAAGGCTGCAGATGCATTGACAGTTATGTTTGATGCATATAGACATCCAACAAATGATATTAGAGTTCTGTATAGGATATTCAGAGTGGATGCTCCACCACAATATCAATTATTTGAACTATTCCCTGGCTTTGATAACTTAGATTCTGTTGGTAATATTATTAATAAGGCGAAGAATAGTGGAAGACCAGATAGAAGAATCTTGGCTTCTACAACAGTAAATGATTATAAAGAATATAAGTTCACAAGAGGAAATCTTCCACAGTTCAATGGATTCCAAATTAAAATTATAATGAGTGGTACAAACTATGCGTTTGTTCCTAAGATTAGGGATCTAAGAGCTATTGCATCTATCTAATGAATAAAGTAAAGGTCAAGGACAGTACCTCTCTTTACAGAGATACTGAGTCTGGTGCAATAATTAATTGTTCTGATGTTGAGTATGATTCTTATATAACACTCAAACAACAGAAGTTAAAAGAAGTGGTCGATTTGGAGACTCAGAAAAAAGATATTGACAATCTAAAGGATGAAATTACTGAAATCAAGGGCCTACTGAGTCAGGTCTTGAATAAATTGTCATAAATAACTAAAATTATACTTTTGACAGATGACAGCAAGAAATGTCAATATAGTTTTGGATCAGGGAGTAGATTTTGAAGCTACTTTTACTATTAAGAATAATAATAATTCTTCTTTGAATTTAACTGGTTATACTGCCGAATCTAAGATTAAAAAACATCCAGAAGCTACTAAGTTTAATACTTTTGCTGTATCTTTTCCCGATAGAGTAAACGGTGTAGTGAAGGTATCTCTTGCTAGCACTATTACTTCCACAATAGAAGGTGGAAGATATGTGTATGATGTTGTCTTGACTTCTCCCAATGCATATAAGACAAGACCTATTCAGGGTAATGTCTTAGTAATCCCTGGCGTATCATAATGGCAGATTACTTAGTCACTTTAAATCAACCAGGCAACTATAATGTCGGAGTTGATTATGAAATCCCTTCCAAGTCTATCCAATACGGTAATATCGTATTAGATGGTATTACTGGAATGAATGGTATTGGAAAAACGTTTGCATTGGCTGATCAGGGAGCCTCATATAATCCTAATAATAACCAACAACTTCTTGTAACTAAAAACGGTCTTTTACTTGATCCTTCATCGGATTATAACATTTCTGGTAATGAGATTGTATTTGCAACTCCTCCAGCATCAAATGACGATGTAGTCATGATTGCTTTGGCTGCAGCTGCAGATCTTACAAGAACTGTCAATTATGTCATTGATAGTGGAAGTACTCCAATGCTTCCTGGCGACAAAGGTAAAATCACAATTGATGTTAGTGGTGTGATTGAATCTATAAAAGTATTATGCGATCAAACAGGAGATATTGTATTTGACATCTCCAAATGTACTTTTGCACAGTATCCTAATTTTACCAGTATTACCAGTGGTCAACAATTACAATTGCAAAATACAAATAAACACTTTGACGATGTACTAAATAATTGGGTGACTACCATAGTCGCTGGTGATATTCTTAGTTTTAACGTTATTAGCGTTACTGGCATTAGAAGGCTATTAGTCTCTCTAAAATTAAAATTATAAATACATTATAGTTCTAAACGTCTAACCCTTCCAGAGGTAGTTCTCAATGGCATTACTCGTTCCTAATATTGGTGAAATTGAATCGCTACGTTATCTGATTGCTCAGAATAACTTTGTTGCTGACTTAGAAGATAACTCACCACGAAATCTTGTACTGAAACTCTTTACAAGTAACACTACTCCTGCGGAGTCGGACGTACCAGCAGCTGCTGCGTATTTTGAACCATATATTGATGGTAACGTCAATGGTTATGGTACTACCGCAAACACTGGTTATCCAAACTGTGTGAACAACAGAGGAGACCAAGATTATAACCAACAGTACGGAATACTGTTGAATGGATCACGTTGGGTTATTAAGAACGTTGGTAGTGGTACAACAGCCACATACCCAGAACAGACTTTCACCTTCACTGGACCTGCAGGTAATATTTACGGTTACTATGTAACTCGTGCAAATAACATGCCTGTTGCAGTACAAGGTGTTGTACACGGTGCGAGTGTTGGTATTGGAACTACAGTTACTAAGGGTAACAACACAGACCCATGTATCGGAGTTGTTGGTAACTCCTACTTTACTATTGACCCACAGGTTAGTATCAATGATATAACACTTGGTCAGTATGTTGCAGGTAACGCAGGTGTTCAGACAGGAACTCGAATAATTGGTATTGACCGAGCATTGCAAGTTGTATATCTCGACAAGCCTCTTATTGATAACATTCAGGTTGCTACCGACCCAAGTATTACATTTAGTTTCGGTAAGATTTCCTTCACCAATCACGGTTTACGTCGTGGAGACATTGTTTACGTTAACTCTGGTGCGGGTAACACTACTCTTGAGTCTAATGTTTACACAGTCTTTGATGTACCAAACGCAGATGAGTTTGTAACAACTCCTTCGATGACTGCTACATCTAACGGTGTACTTGGACTGAATACTGCTACACTATACTCCAGTATAATGTACGCTGAGAGATTCACAAACGGTCCTTACAACATTCAGAACAACGGTGACCAAATTAAGATCACTCTAAACGTTGCTCTCGACTAATAGAAACACTAAATATCAATATGTGGGGTCTGCTTTATATCAAAGTGGGCCCTTTTTAATTATAGGGGGTAGGTCTTGACCGTATTTGTCTACGACAATACAAAAATAGACGAATTTGTCACAGAGGACGCTGGATCAGTTCAGGTCGGTCATGCGACAGGAGTTGACTATGGCGATATAGTAGACACTCCTGTAATTGATAGAGACGCAAATTATTTTAACTTACATTATTGGGGTGAGATAATATACACAGAGGATGTAGTACCATTTGGTCCTATAGCCACCCTAACAAGCGACACATACTATCAGGTTATATTCCCATCAGATAGTACAGTATTATTCGACGTAGGTGCTGCGGCACTGACCAATCCTGTTAGACCTTGGGTTGGTTCTGGTACAATATTCGAGATTGGTCATGGACTGGAAAGACTGGTTATACCAGATCTTGGAGCGGCTGGGCCAGTTATCTTCACCACCTCTGGTGTTGTTGATGAGTCATATAGTAGATCAACCTATACAGGTTCTGGTGTTGTAGCTCAACTCAGCAAAGATGCTGCAACCGAATTAGATCAAGTTTATCCTTGGAATGGATCAGGTACACTCAATGTATCTGGAACTACTTCAACTCCATACCAAGACGCTTACATTCCGATTGTTAAGAATGCCCTGAAGGCTAAGGGTGCTTCAACCGAGAATGTAATCTTTAATTACTCTCGTGATCCAGACGATAAGTGGTCTGCTGATAATTACGGTTCTATCGAAGTAAGGCAGGGTGCTGCATTTGATAGTGCTGATACTACATTTGACGATACAATTGAGGATCCTCTCGCTAAGGAGACCTCATTCAGTGATACTATTCAGGTCACTGCTGAAGACTACGGTTCAGTAGCAGATGCAGTAACTTCATCCAGAGATGATGGAGTTATTGAAAGGAAATTTGGTGGTCAGATATCTCTACACGAATACCAGGCATTTGGTATACGTGCTGCAGAATCTATACCATTCGCTTACGAAGGTTCTGGTGCTCTATTCAAGTACGCAGAATCCGAAAGTGTACTCACACCAGTTATTACTGGTTCTGGTACTATCAATGTATCTGGAACCAACTGGTTCAGTCAGGCTCCACAAAGTACCTTCTTCGGACTTGAAGGTAAGGCAGAAATTAGTGGAT